GCGTTGATCGCCGGATACACCCCCGAAGAAGTAGTGCGCGCCCTCAACCAATGCCGTGCCTTCACCCTCCCAGCAATCGAATACCAGCTCAGATCTTCTTCTGTTCCCAACTATGGGCGTAACGCTGAACGAGTGCTGCGGATGATGGAATGAACACTGAAGCACCGTACTGGTTTGATGGGGCGGCTTGTAAAGGGTTGATGGCTGGGGCGGTGCATGAACAGATCTGTTGGGAGGAATGCCCGGTACGTCAACAGTGTTTGGCTTACGCTATGGGTGTAGCTGATTGGATTGGACATGCGTACATGCCTCACCTGGTGTGGGGTGGGTACACGGGTTATGCGAGGGAGCAGGCTATGAAGAAAACTAGGTACAGGGTGACTGACGCTGTTGATTTATTGGAGGGGAAATGACTGACGAAGAAGCAACCCGAGCACTACTACACATGACACAAATCTGGTGGCAACGAGAACTACCAGACCCCACACTCCAAGTATGGAAACGAGAAATCGCACCCCGAGACTTCGAGACAGTCATGGCAACAATCAACACACTCGGCAGACAAAAAGACTTCTGGCCGTCGTTCGCAGAGTTCGCCAAAGTGTATGTCGAGCTGGCCCCACAACTTTCCACGCCACGCAACCTGGAGTTCATTGAGCATGAAGATGGTTCAGTGACTCGCATTGTGGATGGTGTGATAGTAAACTAGGGTTGGAATAACAAACAGCGCTTTCATGGTTTTGTGCTGGCTCCCGTCGGGTTCTCTCTCCCCGACGGGAGTTTTATTTTTAAGAGGTACTTGACAGATGTGGTACAATGGTTTTCAGGTGAGGGAAACGCCCTCGCCGGAGAGAGACAATAGGGGGTGAACGATGTCAGAAGAACCAAGGGAGTCTGAGGAGACTGCGGAGGAACGCCAAGAACGTAAAATCGCGGAAGCGGAGAAACGTGGCGATGCCCTCCCAATCCTGTCAGGACTTATGAACGACATATTCGGTTCCTAATCCTAAATCATCCGATTGAACCCCTCAGTTTCGGCTGGGGGGTTCTTTCATTTTTAGGGAACCAAGTTAGGTGACGTTGCGTCAGACCGCACACGGTGACGACAATACGACCCACAGTTAGCACACCGAAGCTGCACATACTGGGCAACTTTCGTAGACCGGAACCCTCGCTGATGCAGCACGTCGTGACCACAACTCGGACAAGAATCAGGGCGATTGTCGAACAGGGCACGATTCGGATGATTCCGCATCCACGGACGCAACCGCTCATACACCGACTGCAACAAATCAACATCCTGTTTCGCATACTTCTTCATGGTGCGCCACGCCTTCTCGTCGCCCCTCATACAACCAGCCCACAACTCGAAACCGCCGGTAGCTTCCTTGTTTCCTAACCCCAAATGTTCTCCCAGGTCACCGAGTTTGTTGCTGTTGAACATGAAGTATCTGCGGGCAACTTTGAGAGTGTCGATCTGTTCAGGCATCGAGGGTGGGGTGAGTCCGTGGTATACGAAACGGGCGTTGGCTTTCCTCATGTCGAACTTGTCGCCGTTGTGGGCGATCACAATGTCGGCTTCGTCAAACAACTCCCATAAAGTTTTAGCTACTTCACGGTCGTTCTCTGGGTCGGTGTCGTACAGCTCGAAGTCTGGGAGTGAAACAACTTTCGTAGACTTCTGTCCTTCCCACTTGTAGGAGAAACAGAGGAGATACCATTCCCGGTGCTGTTTCACGACGTTCTGGTCGTAGTGTCCCCACACATACGCCAGGTTGGGTGCTGTCTCAATATCGTAGAACAGTACCTTAGCCAAGACTCAATACTCCTTGGGCTAATCGTTCTACTGCTATCTCGCAGTACCGTTCTTCGATTTCAATGCCAATAGCTTTTCGCTCGAGGTCTTTCGCTGCTCGTAGTGTCGTACCAGATCCCATAAACGGATCAAGAATTACACCGTCAGGCATATAACCGAGGCAGCGAGTCATCAACTTGACTGGCTTTTGAGTCGGGTGCTTCCGTTTTTCGTTGTGTTTGTCGGCGTTCACAATGCCGCCATGTTGCAACCGAATCATGTAACCGGCCTTGTCCTGCTTTGTGTTGATCCATGCAAGCTCAAACGGTGATCCCAACATACGGTCAGCGGATTCAACGACTCGTTTATCCCAACAGATCCAACGACCGGGTACAGGTAGACAATCGGGAAAGTGATTCACTCCGAATACCAGCATCGGTGTCGGATGCTGCGCGATTAACCAGCGAGCCAAATCGCTGTTTGTGTCACCAATAATGCTTTTATGTTCGCTTTGTTGCCGAGAATGCTTCTTACTTAAATAGTCGGTGCCATACGGCGGATCGGTCACGATTACGTCAAAGTCAAGAGTCGGCAGAATCTCACGGCAATCCCCGTGGTAGATCGTCACAGCGTCGTCCTCGTAATACGGTGCCACTTTCCCCTCCCCTAACTTGGTACGGTCAGTAGCCTCACAGTGAGAGTACCTTCCCACCAAGCCCCGTCGTCGGATAGTCGGTCAGGGGACATGGAGATACGATCAATAGTCACATTCTCGCTACGAGTCCCCTCCTTATAGGTGAGAGTCACCCCGGATTCCATGCGTTGACGCAACGTCGAGAAGATCGACCCGGAATCAAACGTGGCTGGTGCGCCGCTGTTACGTGAAGTCAACACCTGGCGGCGTAGCACGATGGGCAAAATGATTTCGTCTACACGGGAAGGTGTGGCGATAGCGAACGTCAACCAGTCCCCAACGATGGGGCCTTTCGTGGTGTCGGAACCGTCACGGGTGAGAGTGATAACAAACTCGTATGAGACAGAGGATTCTGTGGTGAACGTGAAATCGGCTGGCACACCGGAGGTGAGGGTGAGAGTGTCGGTGACGTTGGCGTCGTTTGTGGCACCAAACGTGAGAGTGCCCAGGAAAGCCGATGAAGGGTTCCCTCGATACCAGTATCCGGTCTGGTTGTATGTGGTACTCGACTGGCCGTATTCGATTTTGGGTTCGTTGAATGTGTATTGGGTGCGGTCCTGGCGAACAGTGACGGAACGCAACAGTTTCGGTGCCACAGTTGACCACGAAACTTCACCCATGTTGAGTGTCCCACTAGCAACTTTTTCACCGGTACGAGACTCACGTTGAAGGACTGCCGCACCTCCGCTCACAACGCCCAGAAAGAGTTTAGGGTCGCCGCCATTGTTGAGACGGGTAACCCCCTTAACGAGGTCTGCGGCGGTCGCTGACTCGGCACTCACGAGATCTGAGGCGTAAGCAGGGACGAGAGTGTCAGTGAACCGAGTCAAATCTGCACGAAAAGTATTACCGTACCCTGATCCCCACCAAACAAACTGCCCATCAGCCTCCAACTCATACGCTTCCCCACCAGTTTCGATCACCGGACCAATCGTTATCCCATTCGAGTTCGTGTCAATCAGAGCTGTACGAAACCCTTTAGTGGAAGCAATACACAGCACGGGACCGTACACCAGGATGGCGTTGATCTTTTCACCGCGAGGAAGTTCACCGGCAATAGTGGGAGTGCTGAGAGTACCGTCAGTGGAACTCACCCCAATGTGATATATGGCTCCTGTTTCTTCAGTGTTCGCTGCCGCATAAATACCGCCCGGTCCAGCGTCCACATCCACCCACACACTTGAAGCCAACGGCAGAGAATAGTCGAGAGAAGAACTGGCTTTCGCTCCGGCAGCATCCAGTTCATAGATAGCGTTGTCGTCTGCTGCGATGACACGACCGGCAACAATTTTGATGAGGTTCGGATCGAGTGAACCGAAAGCCGAAGTTGAGCTGCTACCGATCACGGATTGTTCTGCGACGATCACGCCGTCGAAACCGAGATAGACGTTCGTGCCGTCACTCGTGATACTGGTCGTGGTTCCCCCGACAGTAATGGTGGTCCAGGTGGGACTCGCAGCCGCCGGGTTGGAGGAAAGGTAAAGACTTGTGCCGTTGGCAACATACAAGTATTCGGTGCCCGCAGCGTTCGTTACCCGTTCAGTGATTATGTCACCCGTCGTGAATGTCGGGGTGTTGGCCCCTGTTTCGGTGATAGGAAGGAGGCTCGCTTCGCCTTTCGTCCAGACATCAACCCCCACAGAAGTGTTGAAACGCCGACGATCACTGTCAGCCAAATCAAAATGCGTTTGACCCGCACCGTAACTCCAATCTGTTTGGGAGCGAGTCCACGCACCGCTCGTATCTAAAGCATTCTCCCCAGCTTCACCACTCGTGTCACGCTGTTCACGCAACGCCGGAACCGTAGTACGCCCATACTGGCGTGGGTCCACAAGATAGGACACACCATCCAGTTCAACTGGCAACGATTCGGCATTAAAACTCACGACGTGAACCCGCTCCATTGAGCGGTCGGACGCATAGCAGAGTTACGAGTCCACAACTGTGGATACTGGGAAACAAGACGACCCGCTTCAGCTTCAACACGGGCACGACGTCGCCCCATCAGATCACGGAACGACGCAGAGATAGCGCCAGGAGGCACTTCGTCTGCCATACGGGACGTACCTTCAGCGTCAAGGAACTCTCGACGTATCGGAGTGGTTGTCATCAAAGCCATCGCAGCCCCAAGAGGAGGAAGATCGTAGGCGGTGGTAGCCAACCCCACAGTGGAACGGGCAGTAGTGCCGTCAGTGATAGAAGTGAACGGGGATTTATACATGACCGTTATTTTCTGTCCCGGCCACGCACCAGTGTAAAGAATCAAAGCAAGCCCACTAGAGAACGCATCGGTGTCACGGTTACGGCGAAGCCGCCACGACGACACTTGTGGTTCAGCAGCCTCACTCCCAATGTCGGCGTATGTCACCGAATAGATCGAGTCAATCTCAGCGGAAGTCAACCCTGTCAAGTTGTAGCCATCCACCCCAGCGTTGTATGTGAAACTCGTGGTTTTCATTTGGAACAACCCTTGACCCGGGGCAGACAGGTCAGCGAGATCGTCGTTGAGTGAAGAAATGATGCGATGAGTAGGGAATTTGGGGGACACACGCACAACGTCGCCAGCAGTATGGGTAGCTGCGGTTGATCCGGCGTAGCCACGCATCACAGAAATCGTGGTTGAAGTTACCGAAGTGACATACATCAACTCGGCGTTCACTTCGATGACGACACCTTTAACAATGGAAGAAGCGATACCTTGCACCACCAGAGTCGTACCGGTGGTCGCCGGACTGGGAGCCGTGGTTACTAAATCGAGTTCCTCCACATACCCCGACAGAAGCATGTCTCTTGTCGAATCAATCCATATTTGTGCTGTCATCAGGAACTCCCAAGAACTTCGTTGAGGGCCGCTTCTTTACGTTTCCGTCCCTCTTTTGAGAGAACCTGCCCTGCCTTGACTTCGTGGGAAGTTCCGGCATGTTTTTCGAGATGGGCAGACCCGTTAATAGAACGGGGCTGCAAACCCTCAGAGCGGAGGCGTTTGTACGCTGCCATGTCTGCGTCTTTGTTTTTTTCATTACGTTTCGTTACTCCCCAGTCAATGTTTCCCCGACTAGGAGTAGCCGACGGTGCGAACTGGACGCTGCCGAAATACCTGCGAACAACCCCTTCGCATCCTTCACACACACCACCATACGTTTCATCGAAACCGTGGCGTACATCAACAGTGAGGCCGCAATCTAAACAACGGTAAACATAAACAGGCATTTAGGCTCCAGCTCCAACATCAATCGAATATCCGTTAGCAATCAACAACGCTATTTCAGAGGACGTTAAGTCCTTCGGGGACGCATGTCCCCCATATATCCATCTTGTCACAGTTGACCAGTCCGCTGGAGGGAACGTCTGAATGGAAGTGCCGTTGATAATGATGAGATTCGTTCCCTTCTTCTCCTGGGCGTAATGGCGACGTAACGCATACGCCGCAGGGGTAGCGTCCTGCCGTAAACCGACGGGGGGAAGGGTCATCGTGTACGGCATCTCGAGGAGCGTGTAAACGGGTTCTTCACCCATCGTGGTGGTGCAAGTAATAGTTCCCGGGAGGATGTGCCATTCCCGTGTCGGCTCTGGGACAGCGCCGGTGCCACTGACATGGTTGGCGATCACCTCGACTTCAGGGGTTGGAGTGAGGATCGCTGCGACCCCAGCAATCGTGGCTGGAGTCATTAACGCCCCAGTCAGAATCGTGGGGGCAGGTAACGCTGCTACAGCGCTAAGGTCTACTTCTTCAACGTCTACATAGTTGGCTGTTACACTGGGGCCAGGTAACGCTGCTACACCAGCAATAGTTGAAACAGATACCGTGATCGGTATTCCACCGGTCGCCGTAATCGAAGTGGTGGCAGCGACCGTGGCCGGGGTAGCAACAACCAGATAGACGTTGCCTGAAATTAGGGCTTGACGATAGTCGTAACTGTTTCGGTACGCTTGCCCAGTTTGGCGGTACTCGAACTCGAAATCGGTGGGGATAGTTGCTGTGGCCGCAATCGTGGCAGGGGTAATAGTTGTAGGCGCCCCATAAGCGACACCCGATGCCCTATATACAACTCCTGATTGACGATATTGCGTTGCCACAACCCATCTCCCTAGCTGCTAAGAGATGCCGATTCGGAGTCCCCCACCCGTGTAGCAGCAACAGCTTTAGCGATAGCGATGAGAGCAGCGACCCCCGCAATTTTCAGGGAGTCACCCCAATCAGGTCCGGGTACAGCCATAGCTGCGGCCCATGCTTGTGCGAACGTGGACACTCCACGCTCTAAAGAGTCTTTAATAAAACGCTGGTTGAACAATGTCGTTCCTTTTCAGTTGAAGGCGGCTCCACGTCTGGGGGCCGCATATTCCGTCGGCAACAAGCCCCTGAGAGCGCTGCCATCTAATTAATTGTGCTTTCGTGTTTCGTCCAAAAATACCATCCGCTGTTGCACCTATGCGTTCCTGCATAAACTTTACAGCAGCCGAACGTGACCCCTTTCTAAGTGTCCCAGGAAACGGCACCATGCCGTCATCGGGTTCTTTCGGTAAAACCATTGTGGGAACAGACGTAACCATGCGACGTTGAATCATCACCCGCAGCTCAGGCATCGAGAACAAAGGATCGACTTTCCTCGAAGTCCATTCCTTGTGTCCTATTACCGCTGCGTCCGGGTTCCAGTTGTGTCCGTCGCACAGAAAGGCGCACAAATCAACTAATGCGTCCATCTGAGCTTCGGGCACATCTTCACCCAAACCATCATTAATAATTGATACCCCAATGAAGCGGGAGTTCGCGCTGATCTTTCCTGGTGCGGCTGCGTTGCCTGTCACGGGAAGATGTTTCTGCATTCGAGTCAGCACGGACTGTAAGCCTCGACCTGCGTGGTTGGCTTTGATGTTGCCAGCCGTGAGTTTCATAATCGTGCCGTCACGTTTAATCAAATAGTTGTAGAGAGGTCCGGGCACCTTGTTGACTCCACGTATACACATGGCGACTACGTTGTCGGGGTCTGCGTTGCGGTTTGAGGCTGTGTGGTGTACGACTATGCCGAAGGGTTTGAGTGGCCGTCCGGTAGTGATTTTGCCGGGGGCATCGACAATGTTCATTTTCAACTGGGAGGCGTAGGCCAAATAAAATTACCGTCAGTGTCTCTGGAAAATTCAGATACTTTACTTTTACCTGCCGGGAAATCCCGTAACTCTTGTCGATATGTTGCCCACTCGGTTTGTTTGGCGGCGGTCAAAGGACTATCCACCCCTTGTGTCCAATCCGATGAAGCTAACTTGCCGTTGCGTTCATGCCTAATCATGCTGAGGTCAGCATCAGCAGCAGCAGCACGAGCTTCTCGGTCAGCTATTTCGTCGGCTGTTAATTCGATTGTTTGGGTGACACCTGTTGAACAGTCGTGAACTATTTTAGTGGGCATAATTTTTCCTATGAATTTTTGATTCCGTAAACTTTGAGTGAACCACCGTTGTTGACGTTGCCTCCGTCGTAATGACCAACCCAATTTACTTCGGTGATAGCTGCATCGAGTTCGAGTCCCCATCCAGCCAATCCTGTAGCACCATCGGTTGTTTGACTGTCACGATTATTCAAGTATTGAACAGTCATAGCGGTGTGTTTGTCTGTTCCGAAATTAGCTTTCGTGTAGTTCGGAACGTCAATCTGGAGGTAACCCCATTCGGTGAAAGTACTAGCGGTATTGGAAGGCCAACTAATTACTGTATAAGCTGTTGCGGCGACTGTTTCTGCGTCGTTCTGATTAGAGTTGTCAATCAGCAACATATTTTGCATATCGTAAATTGTGGCGCTGGAATTATTAAATCTCATTATTCCAGTAGTTGAACCGCTTGATCCGAGACTATACCCAGTCATAAAAACAACAAGATCATCATAAGTTTGAGGGATAGCGCTAACTGTTAAAGCTGTCACTGTTCCATCTGAGACGGCGCTACCAAGAAGATCATAAGTCGTAGCCATCAGCCCTTCCTTCCATACAATGTCAAATTCGTATAAGAAGAACCCCAGTTGCCGTTAACGGTTTCGATTGAAGTGACCGTAGTGTATTTGCGCCACATGCCTCCGTTGAAACCTGCGCCACCGTAACCGCCATTACCGCCACTTGACCCCATCACTGTTCGCCAAGTTGTGTAACGGTTGGTGTCGTCGTAACCAATAATCGTTGTTTCAAACCAACTCGGCCAGTCCCCTAGATATGAGCCACCAAGATAAACCAGTTTGCCATTATCGTTAGTGCCGCCATCTACAGTATGGAGCACCGGAGTAGTCGCTGGGAGCAGG